AAAGATCAAGCGTGTGGCTTTCGGAGACCCCAACATGGAGATACGGAGGGACAACCCAAAAGCTAGGGCCAACTTCCGTTCAAGACATTCGTGCGACACAAAGAAGGACAAAACAACGGCAGGATACTGGTCCTGTAGAATGTGGGAGGGAGGAGCCTCGGTGTCAGAACTTACAAAAACAAACATTGAAGGACAGATACTCAAAGCCGATGACGAACAGCGTCTCGTTTATGGTTGGGCATCAGTCGTTACCGAAAAAGGCGAACCTGTTATTGATCGCCAAGGAGATATTATCGAACCAGAGACACTTGTTAAAGCCGTGAACAACTTCATGGAACATGTACGTGTCGGTAAAGAAATGCACAAAGGGGATCAGATTGGGGCGGTTATCCACTCAATGCCTGTCACTAAAGAGATTGGTGAATCCCTTGGCATCCAGAGTGACCGAGAGGGTTGGGTTGTAGCTTTTAAAGTCTACGATGATGACGTCTGGGCTAGGGTCAAATCTGGTGAACTTGCGGCCTTCTCAATAGGTGGTCGTGCAATCAAGGAATCTTATGATGCCTAATTTACTTAAACAACTTGAGTTAGATGAACTGTCCTTGGTTGATCGTCCAGCTAACAAACAAGCAATGGTCTCTCTTTATAAAAGGGACAACTCCGAGGGAGAAACTATGGAGAACGAAGTAGAAAAAATGTCTGATGACATGAAAGCCAAGCTGAAGCCTTACATGGACAAAGGTATGTCCGAGGACGAAGCTATGAAAATGTATAACATGGACATGAAGAAAGATTACCAAGGTCCGTTGGACGAGGTAGACACCATTCAAGCTGAACTAGACCTAGCTAAAGCCGAGATTGATCGCCTTAGCAAGTCTCTGGAAGAAGCTGGTTACATCGTTAAATCAGACTCAATCGAGAAGTCGGTTGAACCTGAGTATGTGACTTACGGTGATGAACAAATCAACAAGGCTGATATTCCTGCGCCTATCCTTAAGGCACTAGAAGAAGCAGAAGTTGCTAAGGCAGATGCTATCTTAGTTAAGAAAGCTGAAGCAGAACTACCACACTTTGATCTTGAAGTAGCCAAATCTTTGGTTGCCAATTTCGGAGACGAAGAAACAATCATGCAAGCACTCAAAGCAGCCGACAAAGCCTTTGAAGGTAGTATGACTGAGCTGGGTAAATCTGACGTTGACGGAGAGTTCACCTCTGCGACCGATAAGTTGGACGCCCTCGTAAAGTCCTACATGGACGAACATAAAATGAAGAAGAGTGAACATGCCTTGGCCTACGCTGCTGTAGCTAAGACCGATGAAGGCAAAGCTCTTATCACTAAATCCTATAAAGGGGAATAAAAATGGCTGTTACGCAATCACGGGATACCCGTACTGTAATCGCAGGGGCAGACCTTTCTGCCGCACAATACAAGTTCGTTAAACTAGACTCTGCTGCTGAAGCAGTTTTGGCAGGTGACGGAGAACAAGCATTTGGTGTCTGCGAAGTAGGTGCTGCTGAAGACAATGCTGCAACAGTAGTTGTCACAGGTAAGACAATGGTAAAATGTGGTGGTACTGTTACCGCTGGTGGTGCTGTTGGTATTGATGCCGCTGGCCTAGCTGTGGACGCTGCTTCTACTGACATCATCATGGGTTATGCAACTGAAGCTGGTGTCACTAACCAGATCATTGCTATCGAACTCATCCAAGGCGGCAACGCTGCTGCTTAAGTTAGCATAGAATAAGGAAGAACTATTATGCCACTATTAACTCCATCACAGGTGCATATCGACCGCCCGTTGTCTAACTTGACACTGGCCTATGCACAATCACAAAACAACTTTATCGCAGATAAGGTATTTCCCACGGTAGGTGTTGCACGTCAGTCTGACAAGTACTACATCTATGACCGTGCCAACATGAACCGCACTGGTGACGTAAAGAAACTTGCGCCACGCACTGAGGTTAACCGTATCGGTATGGCTATCTCCAACAGCAGCTACTTTGCTGATGTGTATGGCCTTGGTATGGACTTCGACGAGCAGACTATTGCTAACGAAGACGAAGTATTACAAATCCGTCAAGCGGGTGCGGAGACTCTGGCTATGCGCCTGATGATCCACCGTGAGGAGCAGTTTGCTTCTACATTCTTCGCTAATGGTGTCTGGACAACAAGTGTGTCTGGTGCAGCTTCTGGTGCAGGAACTCCTGTCTACTGGAACGACTACACTAACTCAACACCTATCCAGAACGTCACAGATGCTCGTCGCACTATGCAACTTACCTCTGGCGGCTATAAGCCAAACACTATGGTTATCGGTAAAGAAGTTCGTGACATTCTGATCAACCACCCAGACATTCTGGCTCGCCTTAACGGTGGCTCTACTGTCAGCAACCCTGCTCTGATCACAGATGCTAAGTTGGCTGAGATCTTTGAAGTAGAGAACCTCTACATCATGGAAGCAGTTAAGAACACTGCTGTAGAGGGTGCTGCTGAGTCTACTGCCTTTATCGGTGGTAAACATGCTATGTTGTGTCACACACCATCAAATGCAGGTCTTATGACTCCTGCTGCTGGTATGACCTTTGCATGGAACTCAATTCCTGGAGCAAACAATCTGGGTATTACTGTTGAGTCTTTCTCTGATGATGCACTCAAGCGTCAGCAAGTCGCAGAGCACATTCAAGTTAAAATGTCCTACGACATGAAAGTAGTTGGCCCAGACTTGGGTTACTTCTTCAACGGTATCGTTCAATAATAGTTGAACTGGTGGGATGCTCTAGGGTGTCCCACCCACATAGGAGACCCCGACATGATTAGACAAGAAAACTTCCCGTTTCAAGTAGACCGCCCTACGTTTGTAAGGGTGCCCTTTACCGCTAACGGTAGGCAATGGGCTGCTGGTGATCACTTTCCTTGGAAAGAACTCAGTATAGACGATAACAAAGTCCGTATCCTATACAATCAAAGAACCCTCTTTCATAACTCAGCTAAAGAAGTTGGCATGAAAGTGGGCGATGGTCTTGAAGCCTTAGATGTAGATGGACTTAATGCCCTTGTGGACAGTATTAACGAAAAGGTGAAAGCCGCTGTACCAACAACAAGAGAGTATGACAAAAAGCGTTGTAAGAAGTCTAGGGTACTAGATAAGCAACGAGGTATGATCCGTAGTTGGAGGCGTAACTACGGCGAGTTGGAGAACGGTTAATGGCTTGGACGTATGATCCTACTACCCTTGGCACAACTACTGCCGCTGGCAGATTGAACAGTGTTAGGTTGTTGTCTGGTGATACAGACACTTTTGATAAACAGCTAGAGAACGAGGAGATTGAATTTAGTCTTACTCAGACTGGCAACAATGTTTATTACTCTGCCGCTTGGGTAGCTAGGGCCATATCGTCTAAGTATTCACGACTGGTTGACACAGAACTTGATGGCGTCTTAACTTCTAAGTACTCTACTCTGGCAAAGCAGTACATGACCTTAGCAGACACCCTTGAGTATCAGGGTAAGACTGCTGGTGCTGTCATAGGTATCAAAGCCGGTGGTATTAGTGCAACTGCTGTTAAAGCTGTTCGTGAGAATACCGATAGAATAGAGCCCAGCTTTAGAAGAGATAGGTTTAAAAATCCTGCAAGTTATAACGAATCCGACTCTTACGACTACAACAGTTAGGGCTAAGTAATGTTTAGGTCTGGTGACTTATATAGACTTGTAAGCGAACACGGACAGTCTTTGACTCTGCGTAAGGTTACTACAGACGGTACTTATGATCCTGCTACTGGTAGTAGGTCAGGGGAGGCTACAACAGACTATTCTATACTAGGTTACTTCTACAACTATGCACTAGGGATAGCTGGAAACACTGATGAAATCGTAAGAGGGTCTCGTAAGCTTCTTATCTCTGCTCAAGGGTTAGCTATAACCCCTGATGATGAAGACCTAGTTATAGGTAACGGCGACACTGTAAAGGTACTTTCTGTGACCACTATCTTCTCTGCTGGTATCCCCATCTGTCATCTGTGTACTGTGCAGGAGTAGTCATGGCTAAAACTAAACTTACAGGTACTTTTGAAGAGGTCATATCAGACTTAGATACTATAGCAGAAGATGCTGTCAGAGAGATGTTAGTGCAGTCTATAGAGTTCTTAGTGTTAGAGTCTCCTGTAGATACAGGTGCCTATATTGAGTCTCATACGTTAAGTAACACTGCTGGTGCTCCAAGAAGTAGGTCAGCTAGAGGTCGTAAAAGAAAGTCTGGGAAACCTTCGGTAGCTAGGGAACAACTTATGTCTGACCTTGGTAAGTTAGACTTAACTAAAGACGTCTTTAACATTAGAAACAACTCCCCTCATGCCAGTATAGTTGAGAACAACCCAAGAGGGAACATCCCTAGAGCTGGTGGTCAAGGTGGGTCTCACGTATACACGAGACTAGCTAACACCCTTGGTGGCGCAACAGTAGATACAGGGGCTGAGTAATGGCTAGTATACATAAAACCATCAGAGCTGCACTAGAAAGCCGACTAGCCACCCTAGCCACTGCTAATTCTTTTTCTGTAGCTTACGAGAATGTTTCGTTCAACCCTATCACCGGCACCTCTTTTGTTCAGTGTGAGTTTATTCCCACGCAGCGTGTAAGAGCAGCAAGAGGTCCAAACGCTCAGATACTTTATAGGGGCATCTTCCATATAAACGTACATGCACCAGAGAATGCTGGACCCGCCGCAGCAGAAACCCTAGCTGAACTAATAATTGACAACTTTGAGTCAAACACTGACGTCTCTTACACAAGTGGCGGAACAACAACCATCGTGTCTATAGATTACACTGAAAGGGCTCAGGGCCTATTAGACACACCTTGGTACTACATACCGATCACAATCGGCTGGTACATTTATAATTAGGAGAATAACAAATGTCTACCTTCGCACAGGGTTCACGATCTAGCCTAAGCTACATTACTGAATCCACATTCGGAACTACCCCTGTTGGTAACTTCCAGAACATCCCATTCACTTCACACGGACTTAACTTAACTAAAGATTTAGTTGCTGGTACTGATATTCAAGCTGACCGTATGCCTCGCCATGAACGTCATGGTAACAAACAGTCTGCTGGTGATATTGTATGTGACCTTCGTAAAGGTGACTTCGATCCATTCCTTGAGTCAGTCATGCTTAACACTTGGGTTGACTCTGGTTCTAATGACTACCTTCTGGTTGGTACTACACCTAAGTACTTCTCTATTGAAGACTACTCTGCTGACATTGATCAGGCTCGTCTGTTTACAGGTCAAACTGTTTCTACTATGGGTGTCTCTATTGCCCCTAATCAGATGGTAACGACTACCTTTGGTATGGTTGGTAAAGGTATGACTATTGGTGCCACACAGAAGACACAGGACGTAGCAAGCACTAACGCACCATTTGATGCCTACTCAGGTGATCTACAGATTGGT